GGCTTATGAAAAGAAGGAGTATAAATAATGGATATGGATGACTTAATTTATCAGTTCACAGAAGATATAGAATTTGATGCTCTAAAACATTGGTGTTCAATTCTTGGGGTAGATTATGAAGAACCCCCCCTTGACGATTTGTATCCAGATTGGGAGGCTGAACTTAGAACTGAAATTGGCGATGCGATGGCTCAGAAAGGGAGAAAGAAATGAGAAAATATTTATGTTGGCTATTTGGTCATTCGTATATATGTTTATTTCATCGATGGTGGCAAAATTCGAGTTATGGTAGCCAAGGTAGCGAAATAACTGGATGGGTATGTCAACATTGTGGAAAACAGAGAACGGAGCAGTGGGATACAAAATGATTCCAAGAAAATCCGATATATACTACCGTTATAAAATCCCGAATATAATCACGGTTCAGATCGACACTCGTGAGCAAATTCCTATTTTATTTCCCGACATGATTTTCATTGGTCATCCAGAAATGACCTACAAAATGCTTCCCGTGGCAGTTAAAGTCGAAAAGGTCAAGCTGGATTTCGGGGATTACCGACTCGCTGAATATCCCTCGTTAGGAGTCATAGAACGTAAGGCCAGCCAATTGGAAATTTATAAAAATATGAATGAATCCCACGATCGGGTCCGTCAAGCCAAGGCATTTCGCAAGTTGACCTCTGGCTGCAAGTACCCCTACATTATGGTCGAGGTTTCCCCCGCAGAGTTACTATCCGATAATGCCCTTGTCAAACAACCCGAGTTGGTTTGTCATCGACTGGCATTGGCGATTGCAAAGTATGACCTACGGCTTTTGTTTATTCCCTGGAAATCCCGGAGTTCAGATACCCGCCGTAAAGTCGGCACGTTCCTACTCCACGTAATGTTGGGTTGTGCCTTAAAAGAAACGTACGACGTTCCTCCCGTTTTATTGGAGGATAAATAATGAATTATGAATTGAAAAACTATGAGGATGCAGTGGACAAGGCAAAATCCAAAGGGAAAAAGATAATAATCCCCAAAGACGATGAGCTACAAATAGACATAGATACGACTCGGCAATACGGAATTTTCAAACTTAATATTAAAGAATTAAATGAGTTTTTCCATTCAGTTTGGAAAATCAGGGAGTATCAGTCCCCCCGGGGGCCGGACCACCGGCATATCTACATAAGACTCGACGATAATATCAAGGATACCGAGAGGGCTTTTCTGCAATTATTTTTAGGGTCAGACCCAGTAAGGGAATATCTATCTATGTGTTTGATTAAGATAGGCGACCCACATCCCATTCTGATGTTCGAGGAGCCCGGGTTTGAGCTTGATTGGAGGAAATAATTTTTAATTTTTCTCTTGACTTTGTCTATTGAAAGTGGTATAATGATGATATGGAAAAACAAGGACAACGAGACTACCCCCAATAACGGGATACAAAGTATAAAGGTTCTGCCAGTTGTCCTTTTTTATAGACCTCCGCAGGATGGGGGTGGATTCAGCAACGGCTTTATCTGCCCCCTCCGTTTTTAACCAGAAAGGAAACAATGAGCACCCTACGTAAATTACGCAAAAGCATTGACCCCCCGTCACAACCGGCCATCTTATTCCTTCCAAGTGATAAATTTGACGGAAATGTTGCAGACACTATAACCGTCATAGACGAGAAGTTATACATCAAGTTAATGGAAGGTGTCTTGCAGGCGCTAAAGACCAATCGAAAAGGGGTGACACGATATAGCCCAGAAGGGGAACCCAAATGATTGATCCGAACAAGGGCTGCTCCGACGAAACACTGCGGAGGCTCAAAGAGGAAAGCTACGAGCGATTCCGTATTGTGCTATTCGAGGCAGTGAAGAAGAAGCTCGAAGATTACCAAATGACCTGGGACGACTTAGCCGACCGGTTGCAGTGGGAAGGCGTTAATGACGGGGATATGTTAAAAAAGGAAATAGGGGCCGACCTTTTAACCGTGGAGGAGCTAAACCAGATAGCCCATTGTTTCTCTGCGGAGGTTTATCCGATTTTCCGCCCGAGATTTCCTTGGACAAATAGTTAGGGGATAAAATGATTCCTGTATATCAAACAAGATATGGTCCGAGAAAAAGGGATAAAGATTTAGGGGGAAATTGTTTCCAAGCAGCTTTGGCGTCTATTTTGGAATTAACATTGGAGGAAGTTCCGGACTTCTGCAACATTTATTCCATAGAGACTGAGGAGTGGTATTCTCAATATATTACGTGGCTAAATAAAAAAGGGTTAACATCTCTCACTTTTGCATTAACAAAAGATTGGAACTTAAAGCATCTCAATCTCAAGGATTGTTATTTACTTGTTACAGGGAAAAACAAAAATGGCGTTAACCACTGTGTTATATACAGGAATGCCCAACCAATTCATAATCCCAATAGGAAGTGTGGGGGGATAAAACCAGAAACAGTTGATATAATTTTTCCGTTAAATCCTTGCGGAGGATAAGATTTCTCTTGACTTCTGTTTTGAATTATGTTATAATACGCAAATGTTAATGAGAGGATAGAAAATGAAAATAGTTAATTTGAAAGCTGAAAATTTCAAAAAGTTGACCGCAGTAGAAATAACTCCAGAAGGCAATACCGTTATAATATCCGGTAAAAATGGGGCTGGAAAAAGTAGTGTCCTCGATGCAATAGAGGTTGCCTTGTGTGGCGGCAGAAACATTCCTAAACAACCAGTAAAACAAGGAGAGTATCGAGCATCAGTAGAACTTAATATGGGAGAGTATAGGGTCACAAGAAAATTTCTCGGGACTAAATCTACTCTTGTTGTAGAAACAACTGGAGACATAAAATCTAAAATATCAAGTCCCCAAGCTTTTCTCGACAGCCTCGTTGGAGAGATTTCTTTTGACCCTTTAGCTTTTATGAGAAAGACCCCTTCGGAACAACGAACAACTGTTCTTAATTTTTTGGGAGTAGACCTTACTGCTTTCGATGAAACTATTGCAGGGTTAAAAACAAAGCGTTCGGAAATAAGGATAAAAAAAGAACATGCAATTCACAGGGAGAATACCCTCTCTTTTACGTCAGGACTTCCAGAAATAGAGCAGGATTCTAAACAGATTCTTTCCGAACTGGACGCTGTACAAAAAGAAAATGAGCGTATTCAACAAAATATCAATCAGCGAGAACTTTTAGGATGTCGTCTTGTTGATATTGAAAGTCAAATAATAGAAGCCCAAAATATATTCGATTCCGCCAAGAAAAGACTCGAAACACTACGAGGCCAGCACAATACAATACGAGAACAAGTGGAAGCGATGTCCGATTCAGAGGAGATAAAAGATACCTCCGCAATACAAGCGAAACTAAAGTCCTTAGAGGAAACTAACAAGGCCATTCGGAACAATCAACAACAACAAATAGCCGCTAAAGAGGCGGAAAAGTATACAGAGGAATATAGCCGTCTTGGAATAGAGGCAAAGAAAACAGAGGAGCAAAAAGCCCGTAAAATGGCTGAGGTTACATTACCTGTTCAAGGACTTGCAGTTGCAACAGACGGGCTTATTTATAATGGTCTCCCATTGGAACAGGTAAATGACGGCAAAAAACTCGAAATATGTGTAGCTATCTCTATGGCACTCAACCCTAAACTTAAAGTTATCCGAATAAATGGTAATGATTTAGATAAGGAAAGTTTGACTGCCATTGGCCGAATGGTGGGAGAGAAAGATTATCAAATATGGATTGAGCGGGTGAGTGATGATAAAACATTGGGATTTTATATTGAGGATGGTATGTTAGAGTCTACAAATAAGGAGCAAAGATGAATTTTGAAAATATCCAACCGAAGTCTGTTGTTTGCAGACAATCCAGCATGTGTGACGCCATAGCCTGTGAGCGATATTGGTTCTGCCGTCACCGACTGGGAATTATCCTGCGGGGGGAGAAGGTAAAGGAAGGGGCAACACTTGGACGAATATATCACAAGTTTCAAGAACTTGGGCCGGGACACGAACAGGAGGTACGGGCATGGGTACAAGGCCAGCAGAATGCCCTGATGGATAGAGTAAACAAGGGCGAGGATATTGATGGGCAGATTGCTCGACTGGCCAACCTAATGACGGAACTCTATCACAAGGCCGAAGTGATGGCTCAAATCTTCCGGGAGAAATACCCACAACCGTCTTATTTCAAAGTCATCGGCAAAGAGATAGAGCATACAATGGAATGGGATGGCCTAACTCTTGGCGGTACGATAGATAAACTGATACTGAACGAACAGGATGACTCAGTGTGGATTCGAGACCATAAATCCACAGGCCGTTCTTTGGCGATGATCTTCGGCGGGTTGGCTTGGTCATTACAAGCAAGGATGTATCGAGTTTTGATGGTTGATTATACTAAAAAGTACCCTAATGAGGCAATAAACGTAAAGGGATTCATCCTTGATGGTATTCTGAAGCCGGGGATAAAGCAATGCAAAACCGATGATAAGAATGCTAAAGATTGGAATTGTACACAGGAAGAAGCATACCTCCGCAGGGTAAAAATTTGGTACTCCGAAAAGATGGATGCTTCTATCTTATCTAAAAGTGTTATCTTTACAGAGCCATTGTTCCCCCCCGAACTGATTTATCAGTTAGAGAAGATGCGAGAGTTACAGAATAGGCCAATTGAACCTACTGCATTCAGTCGGGACATTTCCCGAAAGGCTTGCTTTGCATATGAGTCACAGTGTATATATCACGACCTGTGTGAGACAGCCCCGAAACAATGGGATTCACTTTTCGAGACGAAATACAAGTTTGCAGATGTAAAAGATGATGACGCACAAAATGAAGAAAACATTTAATAGAAAGAGAGGCATAAGATGAACAATGTAATCGCAAAAATCAAAGAAATCCTTCGACACAATCAATTCTTGGCGGTTGGCATCGTAATAGTCATTGCTCTGGGAATATATTTGGTTGGGTGTGATAGTTCCGTGACGTCTCCTCTGAGTGGGAAAAAAGTCACACGTCCTCTACTCTCCGCAGAGGTTGAGTTAAAAGTCGCCGAAATCGAGGCTGCTTATGCTGACCTCGATAAACAAGACTTGTTCAAGCAGAAGGTATTTGAGCTTGGGTTAGCGGCGGCACAGGGCGGAACAATAGACCCCGTTGGGGCTGGTGTTACCTTATTGGGGATTCTTGGTATCGGAGCAGTAGCCGACAATCGTAAGAAAGACTCCATCATAAAGACATTACAAAAGACTCAAAAAGTTGCGTAAGGAGTAAAAAATGAACGTCGAACAACCAACGACCAAACGAGAAAAGGTTTATAAATTAATAGATGGTGAACGTGAATATCAAGAAGATATGCCACAGCATACAGATAAAGAACGGCAAAAAAATACTTCCGTAGCCGCGTGGATTATTTATATGGACAAATTGATACAAGAAGCCAAAGAACGGATATATTTTATGGATGAAAACGGTGCTCTTGAGTTTGTAAGGAAAACAACTGCTGTTGGTGTAGCATGTATGGAATACAACTCAACTCTACCAAGAAAAAACCCTTATCGACAAGGACAAAAAAATGACCGAACAGAATAAGCCGGAAACAAATCCCGTTGTAGATGCAACACCTAATACTGTGCCGATTGTCCCGGATGATTGGGCTGCACTTGGGGCCAAGTCGGGGTATGATCCTAAACCTGCGGAGGCTTTGAGACTGTTTATTGTCGGGCCGAGTGGGGAAGGAAAGACTACCCTTGAATCAAGTATCCCGGATAATCTTATACTTGATTTCGATGATGGGGCTTACGCCGTACCAGGGGGGGTTGCTACACGAATAGCCATACGGGATTATGCTCATCTCGAAGCTGTTATAGATAAACTCAAATTGGATGCCAAGGCAAGTAAGCGGCAATTCAAAAGAGTATCACTTGATACCATAGACGAACTTATCTCGATGATTAAGCATAAGCTGGAGGATGAAAAAGGTTGTGAGGATATAACGGATTATCGCTCCGAGGGCTATGGTTATAATTGCATCTTGCAACGATTCTGGTCTATAGTGTTGGATTTGGAGCAAGCTGGGTATTCTTGGGCGATTATTGGGCATACACGGACAAAGACGGAAGTTGATTCGTCCTCCAAAAAGCCTGTTACGAGGATACGGGATTCTGTGTATCCGATTGTGTCAAAGAAGATATTGACTAAAGCTGACTTCAAATTAACAATTTATTGTGTGCCCGAAACGGTCAAGACTGAATTACCTCCGCAGATAGTCAAAGCTGGTGGTAAGGAAATTTCCGTCCCCAGAAGCAAAGAGGAAACCCGTTCTGTTTATTATGTTAATTCTTTAACAACCGAGGGTCATGGGACTAATAAGGAACGAGGCGTACCTACGATGGAGAGGAAGTTTGAAATACCCCTCGTTGGGGGATGGGATGTGTTTAAGGCCAAATATGAGGCCGCTGTTGAACAAGCCAAGAAACAATACAAATAACGGTTAACCGATTTTTTTTGAAAGGAAGTTAGAATGTCAGATTTACTTTTTGAGACAATGTTATCGGAGTTTAATGAGACCTACAGAAAATCGGAGGAGTTTTCGGATTGGATGCCGGATGATGGGGATTATATTGTCACCGTCATAAAATGTGTCAAGGGCGTTTCTGAAAAAGACGATACGAAACTGGGATGGTGGAAACTGACCGGTCGTATTGAAGCACCGGAAAACGAGAAGTTGAATGGCCAAGAATTCTCTCTGGGATTCTACAACACGAAGGCAATGGGAATTCTTAAGGGTCAGGCTCGTAAGCTAAACAGCGGGGAACCTGTTACAACCCTCGCCGAAGCCGACGCTGTCTTTGAGGCTGCCCAAGGGAAGATTCTTCGCGTAAAGGTTACAACCTCTACCAGCAAGAAAAATGGTCAGGATTATACCAACTGCTATGTCCAGGAAGTCATCGCCACCGAGGAAGTTACCGATACTAATGCCGCACCTCCACAAGTGTAATAAACATGTTGGCCGTAGCTCAGATGGTGAGAGCACTCGACTGTGAATCGAGGGGCGTGGGTTCGAGTCCCACCGGCCACCTTTTAGAGAAAAAAATAACCAGAAAGGTGAATGATATGAAGAATTATTCCGAAGAAGAAATATTAATGTCTTATCAAGGAAGGTGTATCAGCGATAAAGAAGAATTAAAGGAGGGTTATTGTGGAAGTGCCCCGATAGAAATACATCGAGAACAATTAAACGACCCCGACTCGTGGGTTCATTCTATTGTGCCAACGTGGATAGAGAGAATTAAACCAAAGCCAACTATTGAGCAGCTTCAAGCCGAGAACGAGAGATTGAAAGAAGCACTTGAGCATATTCTTGAATATTGGAATAGAGACGAAAATCAAATGGCTATGTC